TACCATTCCCGAGTCTTTGCCGATGAACAGCTTGCAATTTTCAAGCACCCCGGCAATTTCGTTTAGGGTTAACATGCACCGCAAATCCCTGGCACCCAAAGGAAGATGTTTTGTTACCTTCGCATCGTTACCCACTACTATAATTTTTTGTCTACTATTACTTAACGAGAGAGTAATTTTATATGCTTCCTCAAGAGACATATTCTTAGTCTTGCCCTTTGATATGTTTCTAATGTGTAAAACAACATAATCAAAGCCTTCTGGTAACACGTAATCCGGCTTAAATATGTTCTTTGGATATACCCCGTCTCTCGCATAATTGCAAAGCTCATTCATCATTCTATAATTTATAACCTGCGGCAGCTTTTCTATTTTCTGCTTGTCGTCACATAGAAACTCAGATACAAATATCTTGTCAGGTTTTAAGATTTTTATCATTTCAAGTGCATTGTCTCCCGGCCGTGTCGTTATAACAGTTTCATCTGGATTGTCTTTTTTGTATTCGTCAAAAACCAATTGTGACATTATCAGATCACCCAAGGCCGCTCCGTCCTCGCTCGTACCGATGGGTGTAAATAAAGTAACTTTCCCAGCGGGGTAATCCTTTGTATAGATAACCGACACACAATTAATACAAATCCAGTTATTAATATCTACAATCTTTTCATGTTCTATGTATGATATTGATATTTCTTTTTTGCATATTTTACAAATTAATCTTGGCATTAGAAATGCATCTCTTTTTTAGAGATAACTTCTAGCTTATCACCAACTGATACATCAAGCGCTGGATTCAACAATTCAATTGTGAATGGGCCACCGATTATTTTTATTATCTTTTCTTCGGGTGTGTCTCTCAACGTTTCAACTGATGCAATTTTTGTTTCATATGTATATGATATTTCCATCTTAACCCCTCTTAATTAATAACCAGTTTTTTAACATAAACAATTTATATTTAAGCCAATCCATTAGACCTAATGAATAAGTGATAGTTGCCTTGTCTATGTTTATCACCGTTGTCGGTATTTCAGTATTATTATCATTATCCCTGTTTACCGTTTCAATTGTCATCTTTGGTAAGTCAACCCATGTTGAGGGCGTTGCATCATGTATTTTCGTGTCCATCTTAACCTCCGCTATATTGTCTCATATCTACACAATTACGATCAATGAAAAACCCTTTAATCTTGTGCCATATATTTATCTTTTCTTTTGATTTGTGTGTTCATCTTAAGCCCCCACTTTAAACGCTATGGAAATAGTTTCATTAAATTGGTTTTCTATAGCAAATGACTCAACCCCACATATTGTTTTACCATCAAGCTCTTTACCGGACAACCTATTCAAATCCGTTCTTTTTATATTTTCAGGGCCAACTACTTTAAATGGATAGCAAATAAAACCATGCGAGTTTAAACTAAACGGTTCACTGTCTATCCGTTCAACAGTAATGCCGTCAATGCAATATGTTTTCATCTTAAGCCTTTTTTATTTTCTGCTTCCCTTAACAATTATTTCTAATAGTTCCGGCCTTTCATTAGGTGCCTTCTGCGTTGCCCATTTCAACCGCTCTACAGCCCAAATCACATCGTCTATGACTTGCCTTATTGCCTGTTCATCTTTACTTTTGATCAATGAATAATGACAGGCTCCCATTCCATAATCGTCGATATGTATTGGCAATCCGTATTCATTAAAACTTACCTTGCAATCTTTTGCAGATTCAAGTTTGCAACCTACTATTTGCCATTTGTATTCACTCATCTTAAACCCCTGTTTTAATAAAACGTCTTCAAATATTTATATAGTTCATCTTTACTTGTTGTGATTAATACTCCGTCTTCGCCATAGAATACACGGATATGAAAGTAGCTATGGAATTTACTGTCGATATAATCCCAACGTATAAATATGTCCTCATCCGTATCCAAGGTATTAAATAGCTCCATCATTCTGTCATCTTTATAATTGAACGCCTTTTCCATAAACCATATTAATAGATGGTATGGTATACATTTATTAAATCTTTTCTTTTCCATCTCTCACCTTCTTTAACTTCTCGTCGGCTTCCTTTTTTGCCTTATCGGCTTTTTCTTTGTTGTATTCCGCATGGGCAACCTCCCACTCGTATATACTGGGATACCTGGTTAATACTTTCCCACAATTACAGCATTCTTTAAAATAGTGAAACCCTGTAAATATTCTACTCCCAAAACTAAATTTTACATCACCATCATGTTTGCAAATCAACTGCTTAATTGTTTCCTCTAACTTGGAAATGCGTTCTATTAATTCTTCCACACGCTTATTTAAAATTGAAATCGTGTCTTTATTGCTCATTTTCTTCTCCTTAGTTTAAATAAACTCTCCCGTAAAGTGTGTTTTTTAAACATTTCTGTAAACATTCGTTCTGTCGTTTTAATAAATAAAACTTTTTCCTTAATTCAACGTTTTGAGTAAAGAGTGAATTTATTAACTTAGTTAATTTTAATATTAATTTTAATTGTTCCATTATTTCCTTTTCCTGTACAAGAAATTCCTAAACTTGTTGCCATAATATTATTGTTTTTATAAACACCGTCTTTGGTAATTACCTCAACAAGTTTGCACTCAGTAGAACAATAAATAATCCCTCCATCTTTTCGACACATTAATTTAATGCCGTATCCAAGGTTACATTCATATTCAGCATAGCAACGACTCATACAGTGACAATCACTGCAATCTATTACATTTATATAACCATTCGGTTCTTTTTGTTTTTTTCTTAAACTCATCTTATACTCCTATGCTATTTTTCCCCAAGCAAGCCTCAATGGCTTTTTTTTCGCTTATTCTTTTAGGGCCGCATGCGCCACATTTTTTATTAACACAAATCATTGTATAAAATCGCTTACACGCTCCTGGATCAAATGACAGGCCCTCCCAGCCTAACGATGCTTTCATGGGCCCTTTACAATACTGACACAAAATAACCACACTGTTTTCTTGAGCTGTTTCTTTATTAACGTATGCCTTTTCAACTTTATATTCAAGCTCTGGCTCGTCCATGAAATACCCATTCATTATTATATCTCTCCTCTATGCCGCCTGTAAATACGGAGAAGGTTCAGTCCAGATATTCTGAACTACTTTATCATATTCAAATAACGGTATTCTGATACAATAGCAGTTCGGGTGTGTATCTGCGACCGGTATCGGCCCCTCTCCACGCTTCCAAACGTCCCCGTCAAGCGGTGAGCAAATCTCACAAGCGTTCCCGGCGGCTGACCATTGATCATACTTAATTCCTTGTGCATCTGCCTGTACATCATAAGCGGCTTCCATTGCGAGAGTTATTTCGCTTCTCGCAAACCTTAACCACTGCCAGGCATCTCCCTCACCTACCATTTTATGTAATCTACTAGCTACCTGCATAGGTGTGGAATTGTTGATTATTCCGTCTGCGAGAATTCTTTCTATCAATTTCTTCTTGCCGACAGTAATGTCTTTGATTATTCGAGTCGAGCCGTCCCGGACTATTGCTTGTAATCTTGGATTACCGTAAGATGCGAAAACAGTATTAGCCCTTATCTCGTCAATCCTGTCCTTGGGTGCAACTCGAAGAATTGCCTTTTGAGTTTTCGATAAGCCTATTCCAAATGCTTGCAGCTGTGAATTCTGATAGACCTCTTCACTACCGACAACATCATTCGCCCAGTCCGTAAGGATGGTACTCACGGCAGCACTTGCGTTAGCGGGTGGCACATATGGATCAGTTGTGCCCTTTGTTGCTTCTATTCTTACAGTGTTAATATTCGGCAAACCCAGGACATCAAGCAATTTCTTCTCATGCTCTTCAACTATATCCATGTACTTATTAAATGTTTCTTTTGCTAACTTATTTACTTCGTCCCACCTGTGGGGCTGTGAGGCGAGCTTCATAGCACAACCGGCAGAGCATTCATGTATCATTGCCTTGCCAATTAAATACTCTGGTTTAATCTCTGGTATTATTAAACCCTTTGCTATGCTATATTGTTTAAAATTGATTGACTCCATATTCCCTTTCTGCACTTTCCATATTAACTATTGCCCACCACAAACATGCTAAAAAGTTTTTAATTTTCTCCATCAAACACCATCCACCGCCTTATCAATTTGAGTTTTTACAAAATCTTTCCATTCGGGACTTTTCTTAATTTCCTTTTTTAATTCATCCTTCACCCAAGTTTGGAGCCATTCGCCTAAACCCTCAAACTCATTATAAAAATCATTTAGATCAATTTCAATATTTACTTTCATATCTCCCCCAACATAAAAAATATTTGTACCTTTGTAAAGCCCTCTGAAACAAGTAAATCACATTGTTCACAAATGGCCCGAGCCCGTAAAGTTATTTCTTCGATCATTTTCATTGTCTCGAGATTCTCAGAGTAGCTATCCATTATAATTCTCCTTTTCTCTTTACTTATAAAATAACAAGTTTCATCTCCGAGTGATCTTAAATAAATTTTGGATTTTTATGTGTTATAGTGTCCCCACATTCAGAACACCTCCAGAACTCAAACCCAGGCCTATATTCACCGTCAGCACAAAAATATAAACATCCATAATTAGAAAATTCGTATTTGTGTTCGCATTTATTTTTCATAACATCCCCCTCCTTAAAAGTTGTTATAATTTAACAATTTATTCTCACAATGTCAAGAATTTATTTCAAAACAGCCTTAATAGTACGGTTTAGCGATAACTCTTTTTCTATATCGTACCATTCCCTTTCTGTAAACTTTCTGTCAAGTTCGGTCTCCACGTCTTGACGGCTCATTAATCCTGCTTCCATCTTCGCAAGTAATACTTCAAGTTCTGTCTTGGATGCGAAGGCGTTGGCCTTGCGAGTCTCTGCTTGTGATTTTTGATCTCTAAAGCTAATCTCACGCCAGACACGTTCCCACTTAATACCTGTCATTCCGACCATTGCGAGACCTTCACCGAAAAACCGGTTAGCAAATGGATCAATATTAGACCTATAACCTTTTACGCCCTCAGCTAACAAATCGGCTTGGTTATCGCTTAAACTTTCCGTTCTGCCGTAATTTTGTGAAAACGCCCAGTCAGGTAATCTTGATCCACCAATTATCTGTTTCATCACTTCTGCAATCGGAGTAGACAAAGCTGTTACCATTTTTTCGCCACCTTCTCCGATAATGCTAACGTCCAGATTTCCACCATACGGCAAACCTGTAATGACATCGCCGGTCTTGCCGCCATGTTTTAATTTCATGACTTTACCAAGTTGAGTTTGTACATTTTCCGCTGCATTCCTCGCCATTAGAGCCATTGCTTTAGGATTCTTGCTTTCCGCACCTGTTACGGTTATGAGAAAGCTGGGGTCTCCTACACGCCAGGCCGCATTATTAATACACTGATATAGCCGTTCAAGTATTTGAGTCATCCAGGGCATACCGTGGTAAATTGAAAAACCCTGCGGGAATCCTTCTCTCAAATCAGGAGCCATATAATAAATATACTCTGGTTTCTCGAATACCTTTACTTGCCCCATTAAGTCTACTTGCCCAAGTACGGGCTTATCGTCTACCGTTTTAAATCTTAGCGTATTAGTGTTTATATTGGTCAGGTGGTGCCAGCCCTTAAGGTTTGCCAATGGTACGGCTTCGCCAGCCGCGCCACCCTTTGCAATAGCCGAATCAACAAGCTGATTCTGAAATACCGGCCAGGATTTAGAAACGTTATTAACAACCACGTTTGAATATAAATCTTTTAAATAGTCCTCTGCTGATTTGTTCCCAAACGTCTCAAAATCAAACGTACCAATAAGCGAATTATAAATGGACGGCACAAGATCAATACAAGGCAATATACCCCTCAGCCTGTCGATGAACTCGCCGGACAGCTGCATAATCGGTTTGTTAATATCAAAACTAAACCTTGTTGAATAACTTGATCTTGCTTGTGTTGATGCCGCAGTCTGGCTTATGGCCAACGCCTGGTCTGGTTTCTTCTCAAATAAAATAAAATCACCTATTCTCATCGCTCACCTCCGCCAACAAAAAATATTGCATCAGTATCACCCGGATAAAAACTTATCGCTAAAGAATCAGATTTATCGGGACTGCGTCCTATTCTTTTTTTAATCTCATCTTTAGGTTCTAAAACTATAGACCCGTCACTTCTCAAATTCTTTACTCTCGTTTCACATAATTCCTGCATTAGTTCTGCATCGGGCGGCAGGGCAAGGGCCCCTTCAAGTTTTGGGTCTAAGGCATCCCTAACCGCCCAAATGCATAATGATCGCATATTTGCAAAAGTTCTCTCTCCCGTTAAATCCGTATAACCTTTTGCACTTTCGGAAAATTTAACACTAACAGAATCTACTTCCATTTCAAGTAATCTTGCATGAACACCAGCACCCTCACCAAGTGAATCAACAAAATCCTTATCACCACTTCTCAATGTTTGCTTTATCTTACCCGCTATTGCCATGTGTATTTTAGCCGGGTCGTCAACAGGTAAATCCCACTCTTCTATTTTCTCAACAAACGAACCATATCTAAAAGTAGGAACAGTTTTATCTCTACCCATACCGGCAACGTCAACGCCGAGGCTTAATGGTGCACATCCTTTTGCGTCCCTGTCAAACTTGCCTATACCCTCAAGCCAACGTTCATTTGCCAACTCAACCCAACGCATGGGAATAACCTGGCTTTCATCTTCTTCGGGGAACTCGCCTAAAATCTTAACTCTTGCAAGATTGTTCGGTCTCCACCATTTACCATCAAATTCAAAATCGCATTTAGCCTCTGATACTTCGTCTTTTTCTATTTGCCTACACCACATTTCTACATGTTCTTTTACCCACGGATAATCTACCTGGCCGGGAATATCATTGTTCTTATTGACTACGTTTGCCGCATCTAAACAAGACAATTTCCGTGATACATAAAACTTACTCGCTACGGACTTATATGCAAAACCTGAATTGTTATTTGGATTGAACAATATTAATTTCTTTGGATCGACGCCCGTTAATATCCCCTCGGTTGCTTCATCAACAGCATCCTCTATACCGCTGGCCTCTGTCATTATTAAAAACAAATTAGGTGAATGAAACCCTGTCCATGACTCAATACTTTTATCACCGGCCTTAAATGCCATTAAATAATGCTTGGTATCTGGTTTGTTTTTGTTTCCCTTATACGGGAATTTAATTATATTGGTGAGGACTTCACCTGTAAGCGGTATTTTGGAATTACGATGTATTGATGAAATTTCGGCCATGTTTATGCTTATGGCTTGTCTATGGGTGGGAGCTGTACAAATTACGATAGCGGGATAATGAGAATACAAATAACAATTGGCGGAAAGTGCGGCCATGTAATCCTTACCCCAGGCATGGCCGGATCTTAGACTGATTTTTCTATTGTGCTGAATAAGATGTAATATTTCCTGTTTCTCAGTTGTTAGCTCTACACCAAACCCATCACGGGCCAGCCGGTTCCAATCGCTTGTTAAATATTTTATAGCCTTTACTTCTTCCCAGGTCAAAGAATGTTTTCCTCAAATAATTACCTCCCCTTTTATATCGTTTCTTTTTATATTTTTATAAGCTGAACAATCTCAAATCCGTCACGTTCCCCACCTTCTGCAATAAATTCAAGACTCTCATTTTTTAACATTTTATTTAATATTTCCAATATGTCCAAAAGGTTGTTGTCATAATCAATTTCTTCTATTGAGATACATTCAATCATTATTCGTCCTCTTCCCTGGTGAAATTGTCGTAATCTTCTTTTGATTTAAATTCAAGGGCAAATACGAGGTGGATGTAATTTGTAGGAATATCACCCGCATACGATTGTACCTTTTTAAATAATCTCTCCCTATTAGGAAAAGTTTCAGATTTTAAATCCATGGTACACTGTCCACCATGTTCCGTCATTGCTGTAAAGGTAAAATATCTCATGTTCTTTTCCTCCCTGAAATTTCTCCGGCTTTTCTCCAGTTTGCTTTTATCCATGTGGGTATCCCATCTATAAATATAACATAAAACAAAAACAATAGAGCCAAACACCCAAGCAACAATAAACACCCTATTATCGTCCCGACAAAATTAATTTCAAACCAATTAAACCCGCTTACATCACGTATATGAACTAACAACCGAACACCAGGCCAGTTAACCAGAAACAACGCCACGCCTGCTCCGATAATCTCACCCACTTTCAAGCCGATAAAAATTAATATTCTTTTCATCTCTTTTCTCCTATTTCTTCCTCGCTATTATAATCATATTAAAACCCTCTTCACAATATTCGATTTCTGTTAATCCCACCTTATTAATTTCTTCGTTAAAGAATTTCCTGTCAAAGCAGACATAATGAAAGTTCCCCGGATAGTCCTGGTTACCATAAAGCAGGCATGATTTTTTCTTTGAATCACTACCATTCCTTATAGAATCAGCAATAGCTCGTAAATTAGGTAACTTAAATTCTATGATCCCGCCGGGCTTTAATACTCTCATCCATTTCGTTAAAACATTTTCAGTTTGTGCAATAGGGAAATGTTCGATAATACCAGACGCTAAAATATAATCAAATTCGTCGGTAACAAAACTGTTATGCCATTTAGGCTTAAAGATGCTACTTGTTAAATCCCACGCGTCTACAATGTAATCAATTCCGGGCAGGTCACGCTCGTCAATATTAATACAATCATACTCTTTTGTAGGGTAGTGTTTGTATGTTCTTGTACCTGCTCCGATGTTTAAGGTTTTTTTTTGCATTTATCTTTTCCTAGAATCGGTAACCACATTTTTTGACTTATAACGGCTTTGTTTAAACTACCTCTCGTAACACTCTTCATAACCAAACCGCCTAACCGTACCCTTGACAATATTCCCAAATGAACAGAACTTAAACTGATGCCATAAACATTTTTGGCAAAACTCATCATTGAGCAATCTCTATAACATATGCCATAGAATATAACAATGCCAATAAAAACCCCGCCACTGCGGGAACATTTTTTTTGCCCGCCTCTCTCATTATATTAAACGCACACATAAAAATAACCATTACATTTAATATAATCCTTATTATAATTCCTATTTCCATTTTTCTCTCCAACTATGTTTAAGGTTTTTTTCATCTATTGCTTTCCTCTAAATAATAAACAGCTAAATCTTTTTTGTATATCTCTCCCATTGATTTAATTATGTTTTCAATTTCTTTAGATGTGGAGCTATGAATAAATGGCGTTTCAATTTCTTTATTCGTAATGGCTACCGCTCCACCCCTAAAAGCTTTTTCGCTTAGCTCTAGTACTGTCTTTTCAAACTGTCCCATCTTCACTCCCTTACATATCCAGCCGATTTAATTACATTCTGTTATTGCTTTCCACTATCTGGCAGTTAAGAATTTCTCCTTAAACCATGTGCCACCATCTTTCGTTTTAACAAAGTACACCACACCAGAATCATCAAACCCTAACATACTTATTCTACCAGGCCCACGTAAATCAGTTGCAACCATTTCGTCTAATCCGAATTTGTATTCAACTACTTTTTTCATCTTTTTTTCTCCTGTTGTTTATTTTGGTTGACCATCTCCCTTATATACCAACTTTGATAGTAATGTTAATATTGTAACATTTACCTTAAGCAATTCCGCAAGCATTTTATCTCTATAAATTACTCCAAACCCAGAAATAGGACAACCATCAGCAAAATCACCAAAATCCTTTAATAAACTACTAAACTGTTTAAACTCTTCATACTCTGTCTTTTCCACTGTTCTCCTATTCCGCACTGTTAAGGCGGGCTTGTAATAACGGGGATTATCAAAATTAGCAGTCATAAATCCCGGAGGCCTTAAACATATATAGACTTGCTTTATACATGTATCACCCCATCCATCAATTTTACAATTAATGGTGATCTCTTTGGTAAATCTTCAAGCTCACCCCAAAGACCAGCCTCAGTACAAACTATATCTCCATTCCTTGTGCCTAGTAATACACTATATAACTTAACGCGACCATTCTGTGCCACTTTAAACTTGTCACCCGTTTTCAAATCTGATCTTTTCATCTTACTCCTCCGTTTCTTTTTTGTCTTTACCATGCATCTTGTCAAAATCTTCTTTGGTATTACATTGTTGAGATGCTTCAACTAAAGCTAAAAAATTAAATGGTGCTTCCGGGTCATTTGAAAGCTCTCTTCTATCCTTTTGGCCCAGGTGCTGTTTACCTAACCATATCTGCATTGTATCACTTGGTAGTTTTAAAAATTTACCATCTTTCTTTATACCAGATGCGTTCTGAAATTGTAATCTTCTCAATGATATTTTACCCTTAGCAGACTTCTTTTTAAAGACCTGTTCAAATGTTACTTTATACTTACCTTTTATTTTACGTCTTAATGTCAACGTATCACACCCAAACCATTCAGCAATCTCTTCCTCGGTAGCCTGTAGGGAGCATAATTTCTCAAACTCTTCCCAGTCTATTATTATCTTAGCCTGTGGATCGTTTTGATCTATTTTGGGATTGTTCTTTGCCATTCTATTGCCTTATATATGGCTTAATTTCTGAAATGTTTATATTTTCAATTCGCATTTCAATCACCCTTACTTATAATTCTATTTCACTTTCCTTAACATAATCATACATAACCATACGATTTATACTACCACGGCCAAGCGCCTTGCCGATTCTGTCCAATGCTTTTGTATGTCTTTTTAATAATTCACAGCCCTCTTCAAACGTTCTCGGATCGTCCTCATCAAAACTTATATTGTAATTACTTGTCATATCTCACATCCTTTAAATATTGCGTAATATAATAAATATTTATCACATTGTCAAGTGATTAATTTAATTTGTCAATTTCTATTTTTAACGTCACTGTCTTTCAGTTCTACATTAATCATGATCTTTCTCCTATAATTTAAATATATCCTTAAAGAAATCCGGCATCGATTCAGTCCCGCCGGTATTCCGTTTGCTTTTCATCGCATTGTCCGCCAATTTTAGTTTGTTATAACAGGTAGGACATAGTCTAATCATACCCTTTAATATTTTACATTTATTAACCTCTCCGAGATATGCATTACAATCCTTACAGTATATTTTCATAATACAACCTTTTCTATGTCTTGAACTATCCCATCACGTATTTTAACTATTAAATAACCAAGCTCAACTGGATCGTAACCGGCGCGTTCTGCGTACCCATCAATTCCGATTTGATAAAGTTTTAAAAATGATCCGGTATTCCCGTACCATCTTCTATCTGGTTCAATATAAGAATCGGCACCGTTCCCAGCTTTTAAATATTCCTGGATTAACTCCTCATCATTTGATCTTAATATTAACTTTTCTGCCGGTGGACAAACTAAAAGTAAATGGGTGTGACCAATACACATGATAAGACAATCTGATGCTTTATGAATTAATTTCCTTTTAAGACTTGCTTTCATGTTGGCCTGTTGCTGTTCATAATCTTTTGCATTTGAAACTATGCGTCCCCTAAAACCATGAGAGAGGAACATTTTACAAATTTGTTTTTCTTTATGTGTTAATTTTAATTTACAAGTCCAGGTTCCATACGGTACATTTAAATGATTTTCATCTGTCATTAATTTTGACAGGTCACCAAACCTTTTCAGGGTATCCTCATGATTACCTTTAAGCCATGCCAAACATTGACCGGCTATTGGTTTATAAATTTCAACCACTCTTTTGACTTGCTCTAATGGTATAGGTTCATCACATGAGGCGAAATCAAAACGTTTATCATCTACTGTTATTCCTTCAATTGCATCACCCATATGTACAAAAAACCTACTATCCCTTTTAGCCAAAAGCCATTTTTTCATCTTATTGATACCAGCATGGTGATACATGGTTGAACCGATATGTGTATCACCGTGTAATGCTATTTCACAATTCAAGGGAATTTCAGCTTTTAAAAGTTCCATTATGGTGTCCTCCTTGACGGTTTGCAATTACTTCTTTCGTGGCTTACGAATCCAGCATCCATCTCAGTTAATGGTTTCCCGCAGTTAATACAAAGATTATTTGCTTTCCATTTTTGCGTATTTTCAAATACTAGCTTCCTATGTTTTGCAAGACATTTATCACATTTAGTAAATTGTGATCTTTTAGGTGCGCCACATTTATAACACAATCCCTTTCCCCGTCTGATTTCCTCCCACCTTCTTTTTGCACATGGAATATATTTTTTTAATATTTCATTATCCATTATGCCTCCGGTCTTTGTTCAACATGTAAATCGTTTTCTGTTATCTCTCCAATATCGAACACATAAAGTTTATTATTTGAAATTACAGATAAAGCATGTCGCATATTTCTACTTAACGCCTCGCCCGTTAGTATACCTATTCTCGTAGAATTGTTAATCTCATCTATAACGCTTTGTTTGTCCCAGCCAACACCTAAAATTACCCCGCCACCCGGCATAAAATTATGAATTTGTTCTTCTTTATATTGATTTATAAACCCTATAATACTATCCTTGTCTGCCAACCAGACACCATTTCTGCCCTCCGGCGTTACTGTTATTTTCATAATCCCCTCCTGTTCATGTACAACCCTTACAGTTTCCTGTACACGTTTTGTTGTCATGTACAAATTACACCTCCCCCTCCTATTCTGCATACATCGATAAATATAATGCTTCACGGAACTTCATTAATCTTATTCCCCGTGTATACCAATATGGCCGGAACCAATACCTTTTTTTCCTGACCATAAATACAGAACATACACCCTTACTAATTATATAAATATGCCCTATAGGCCATATAATAATCATAAGCCATTTTAGTATAAACATTTCACTTTCTCCTATTCTGAGCCATGTATAGCCTCAATTGTGCAAGTGTCCAATGTGGTACTTCGCTATCCTTGTCTATCTTTTTAAAACAGCCACGCACAAGATGGGTGAGGGATTTCCATGCGTGGTAATTTGCGGAGTGGTGTAAAAATTGCTCGTCTTCACCTATTGAATGTTTACGACCGTGACCGTAAAGGGCCGCTATAACCCGCTCGTGTTGGTCTGCAAAAAATCCATAAAAATAATGATATTTTCCTAAAAGCTCATCTTCTGTTTGTTTCATTATTTTCCCCTTTCATCCTTTTAAAACGACCGGCCTCTGCTAATATCTGTTAGCTCGAAAATCCCAAAGTACATCCAAATATTTTAAGATTTATAAAAGAACATAAGGCCAGTCGCTTTGTTTATAACTCCATTTTTATCTGTTGCATCTTCTGCCGTTCCTGTTCTAATCTTTTTAAGCTGTCAGTCCAATAGTCTATATCTGTTTCAAATGCGATATAATCAAATCCCATCCATTCACAGGCTATTGCTAAACTGGCTGATCCGGAATGAGTGTCAAGTATCTTGTCGCCTTGTTTGGCGTAGTTGTGGAGTAGCCATTTGTAGAGCTTTATGGGCTTTTGAGTGGCGTGTATTGGCTTGCCCCCATTATCCGACAACGCACCAGCCCGGCTTAAATTGAAAACTTTTAACTTTTTATTGAAACTCGTATACGCCAACTCTCCATCGCTGGTAGAAAACTTTCTCTGTCCCTTATCCCAAAACACCCAACCCATTGATGGCTTTAAATGTTCAACCATATAATTCCCACCCCATATTATTTGGTTTTCCGAAATCCTAAACAATTCCTTAAAGTATTCAGGCTTTGGTTTTTCAGAATCCCATTCAGACCGCTTGTGTTGAACCCATCCAAATTCTTTCATGCCAAAATTTTTACTTCGATTTATCCCATACGGCGGGTCGACTATCGCCAACTCAAAATAGTTATCAGAAAAATGCGCCATACCTTTCATATTGTCCATGTTGTAAATTTTATTCAATTCTAACATTTACTTAACCCGTTATTTATACACTATTAATCTACTGAAAATTATCGTAAAAGTCAACAAGAATCTCTATTCCTTCCCGTTTAAAAACTCTTCAACTTCTTTTACAAAATCTTCAAAATTACGCTTGACAACTACATTAACTCGTTTAGCAAAATTCTTTTGGCCCTGCGATAATTTTCCAGTTGCCGATTTTAATTCAATACAACAGGCCCTATTCCAGCGGCCAGCGGGGTCTAAAATTATAAGATCCGGCAAACCCTTAATGAATCTTGAAATCAACGCTTTAATATATGGCTTAATTGTTCGGCTTGAAAAAATCGCTTTGTATATCGCATCAGGTACCCTGATAAATGGTATACCTTGAACCTGTAAATACTCCTCTGCTTGCCGTTGAAGATCAGCTTCTTTGCATACCATATTACGATATTCCGTTACGTCTATAGCACCCCGTCCAACTTGTTTCTGTTTTGAAAATGGGAGTTCTTTCATTATAACAATCCGTTTTTTATGTTACGTTCTTTGCGTAACGTTTCACCTTTTTCCGATGTTTCCACATGTGGCCGGTTGTGCAAAACCTCTCGTTATCCGTAAGCTCGCCACACCACTGGCAGATATTCTTTTTACTTTTTATATTGCAGGTATGGAAATTCATTCCCCGATACCTGGTAACTTCTCCTCCCTCTAGTAATTCACCCTTGCCGTGAACTACTCGGAAGACATGTGGCTTTATCAAATATTTACTCTCCTTTATTTTGTCTAACCTGTTCATGAACCTGACCGTGGACTACAGCGGCAGGTTATGAAGTGGTTAGCCTTGCGTACACAATGCCTCTTCTACACAGCGCAACCCCCAGAAAATTCGTTCAGCCACTTGCGGCACTATTGAGTTTCCGAGTGATTTAAGTCTGTCCACCCTTGAGGGTATCCCATCAGCCACTCGACCCACTGAGGGTTCAGGCTCCCACCCGTACATCCAATTGCGTTCGTTAATCCCTTTTGTTTGCTGTTCGGGCCTCTCCCCTTCCATTCGCAAGCGGTCATTGTCGGCCACATCTTCACTGCATGCTCCAATCCTTTCTGCATTAACCGCCCCGTTTCCTTGTCGTACCATCTTTGATTGTGATGGGTTGGTGCATTTCCATTCTTGTCTACTGGTGTCCTGTATTTCCACCCCGGCTCGTTTACACTTGGGGTTGGCCACATTTGCCGACTCAACACTGATTCTAAGTTGTTGAATTTGTCCCCACACCTCTTTGGGGATAGGTTGCCCGTCAAACGACCCCTCATTGTTGGCAACAATCCAGACTCGGTTCCTTCTGTGTTTGGCGTCCGCACCGCAAGCTGGAATAATAAACGTTTCTGTCTCGTACCCCTCACCTTCCAACGAAGTAAGCACGTCGTCGAGTGCCAGATTGATGATTCCAGTAACATTTTCCCCAACAACCCAACGGGGCTTTGCTTCTTTAATAACGCGGAGCATTTCAGGCCAGAGGTAACGGTCATCCTCCCGGCCTCCCTGCTTCCCGGCAACACTAAACGGTTGGCATGGAAACCCCCCGGTAAGAATGTCAATTGTTCCCCATCCGCTCCCCTTGAATGTTTTAATGTCGTCATGTATTGTCACTCCTGGCCAATTTTTCATAAGTACCTTTTGACAGAACGGGTCAAGCTCTACCATGCATTTACAGTTTAGAGATTCCCCCCAAACCCTTTGCGCTGCTAATCGAAATCCGCCGATTCCTGAAAATAAGTCTAACATATTCAAGTCATCTTCCCTCGTGTACGCCGTTCATAAGCGTGGCTCTGTACGCCACATTCTCTAAGGCTAACAAAGTGCTGTACGCGGCAACCCGTCACAGCCAATTCCTTACCGCCTATTTGCCGGTAAGCACCAACGTTATAATTGTTCATTGTGTTTATAGGCCAGTTCTCTTAATTCTTCCGATTTCATCATAAATTCACCATCGGGATATGCTGGTGATTGATTGTTACTCAACCTAACCTTGTTTTCAATTTTCATTCCTTCAATGTCTGCTTGTATGGCCAAAATCAAAGCTAATCTTTTTACATCGTATTCATTCATTTTATATTCCCTCCAATTATAACAAAATTATGCAGCGGACGATAAACGCCCGCCGCTGATAATGGGCGTTATATTTATTCACAGGGTATAGGTCAACCCCATTGAATTGCCATTGCGTCAGCGATACCAAAATACGTTTTACTCCTCAACTTCGCCCTATCTTTAGAAGGCGGCAACATGTGCAATCGCTGCTCTCTTCCTTTAGCAATTCTAGTTGGTTCTAATTTTGGCAAGTTCTTTAGCCATAGACAAGTGGCCTTTGTCTCCCCGTGCCCGAATTGCCAAGGCTGTATAATCTGATCATATTTTTTACCAATCTCTCTCACCGCATAACCATGTGGTATAGGATTCTCTATAGCAATTCTAGGTATGTCCGCATTTAGTAAAGTTTTGAAAAACCGGGCCCCCTCTCTCATTTCGTCCCAAAGGTTCCTTTTGTCAAGCCAGCAAACACCTGAGTTACATAATCTTGTACACGGTGGATGAGCAATCATAAGATCCCACCCTTCACCCAATAGGGGTAAAACATTACCCATATAATGGGGCCCGGATCTCTCTGTTGGTAAAATGTCACAACTCACTGCATCGTGGCCTCTCTTAATAAATGCGTCACGCACTACACCGGAATATTCACAAGCAATTAACACCTTCATTCTAATCCTTTCCATTCTTTGGTTATAGGGGTGAAAAACATAACAAGCGATATGAAATGGATGGTGAAAACCATCCACCAATTATATCTCCAACGTTATGCATGCTAAAAAGTTTCATCACTACTCAATTCAGTATTGCCGCATTTACTGCACTTATCACCATTCTTACACTTATATTTTTTTAATATCACATGAATTTCGTTTGTACACTTTATTACATTTCTCATTTTAAATCCCCTCCCCTGCAATTATCGCACCTGTCACATAGTCCCCAGATGTCCCACCATTGAACAGCAAACTGAGATACTTTCTTTTTCCTGGCTACCCATTTACCACAGACACCGCAATGGAACCCATCATGTTCAATTATTGTAATCTCCTCTACATCCCCTTCAATATCTTTAATATCTTTTTCATTCCAGATTTTACCATCCGGGAATTGAACTCCGTATATATGATTCCCAAAATAGTTATCTATCCAACTAGCTTTTTGTAATTTGCCAGTGGATGGATTTCTGGTCATTTTATCAAAGTTGCTCATTGTCTCCTTGTTGAAGATCTATATTAAACCATTGGCATAATGCCTTTTCAATTGCACTGGCCTGATTATTTTCCATCTTCAACCGTTCAATCAATTTTGGATGAAGTCGAAAAGATACCATCCGCTTTTTGTGAAGGGCCGGTTTGCGTCCAGCCCCTAGTCGTTTGCCGCCCCTCATATTTTAACCATAGTTGCGTGGCTAACAAACTTACGATTTTGTTTAAATGTTAATTTTCCGTCTTTATAAACGCCAAACCACACAACACTTGCCATCTCTCCGTTTTCCATGATTACAATAATCTTCTCAATCCCTGACTGGCCAACGGTCCAGTGTGTCCCATCTTCAAAATGAAGAGCTTCTACTTTTTGCCCGTCATAAAAATAAGTTTCATCCTGTCCCATTTTGTCTCCTTTTTTACAAGTGTGCTTTAGTAGCTTCCAGATATTTTGCGGCGGCATAAATTTAAAACCGTCTGGTTGTCTTTATTCAATATTGCTTCCGAGCGAGGCCAAATAATCCTTATCCTTATCTGTAAGAGGATTACAAAAACCAAGAGAACTGCCTCTAAAAGATTTAATGTGTTTACCATTCTCGCGGATGTTAAGTGTTTTCAGGTTACCCTCACGCCCTTCGGTTGCCGTTCGTTTTTGGCCAAGCAAAATAGTTGTGCCGTGCCGTTTAATGTCTGCGGTTCTGATTGTAACTTTCATTTGATCCTCATAATCAATTTTTTGTACTTCTGCTTGATATTTTTTTGCTTCGCTTCCAATCATTTCAGCGCTATCAACGCCTTTTCCTGAGAAATTAAGTTGAATCAAGATGTTATTATCATCAATCATTTGCGCGCTCATTCTGACTTTCATTTTAAACTCCCCGTTTTTATTTGTTTATTTATCAAGGTTGCTGAAATATCACCATGAATCAATACATCTCCAAAAAAAACAGTTGTTTCGTCTTCGTCACCCCTGTTTATAACGGTTATCTCTTCTGTGTCATAATCAATCCGGCAGAGAATTTCCCAGTAGGTCTGTTTCTTTTTGTCGAATATACGAAATAACCGATTATTAAATATAATATTATTTAGAATCATTGTGTTACTTGCTCTTTCATCCTTTTATTCATCAAGATGTAATATTCTCCACAAAATGAACATCGTTTAGGAATGTGGCATTTCTTTTTACTATCAGCCTTGAGCCACAAGGTCATACCACATTTTTTACACTTTATAACCTTCATTCAATCCTCATCTTTTATTCATCAAGGTCTATCTCGAAATATTCAAAATTTATTAATCCTTTCTTCTATCTCTTCAATTGTCAAGTACTCATTGTTTATTAATATTAAAGGCTCTATTTCTTTAATGCAACTTTCAACAGGTTTTACAGGTGAACATGGCCCATAACTATAAAACTTTCCCTGTTGGTCAATTAAAAACCATCCACATTCTGGCTCAATTGCGGATTTTTCATTTCCATCTATCTTAAATTTAACTCTAAAAATCATAGTACTATTTCCCCGGAATTTATTTGTTTTTTCATTTCTAATGCAGCCGCATAGACACAAGAACTACCATAATTTTTCCAACAGTCCTTACCTATCTTATAATCTACAAAATATGTTGGATAAGTATTGGCCCTTAAAATAATTTCATTAATTCTAACTATCTTCATTGCCTTGCCCTCTTTTTCTGTCTCTTGCTCATCAAGGTCTATACCGAACCATCGGCACAATGCCTTTTCAATTGCACTTGCTTGGTTTTCTTCTCTCTTCAACCGTTCAATCAGTTTAGGATGAAGGCGAAAAGATACGGGCTTCTTTTTATCGGGCTTGGGCTTGCGTCCGGCCCCTTCTCGTTTGCCGCCTCTCATGCTACTTCCTTTAATTTCGATATACACCCTAAAAGATATTCGTTTTCGCTTTTTAAATATTCAACCTTATTGGTTGCAAAATTATTGAGTTCATTAATCATATCAGCAACGGCATAAGATATAGCAGCGTTAATTGATGTCCCCCCAAAACCTTTAATCTGATATAATTGCGCTCTTATCTCTGCATATCTTTTCAATTCTTGTTGTATCGCTGTCACTTTCTTTTCCTCGTTTTTTTTAGTTTGGTCTCTCATGACACTATAAATATACTAATCATTTAGATTAAAGTCAAGTCTTTTTTCAACTATTTTCAAAGAGGGCAACAGAAACAAGGGGTTAGGCGTGAAAAAATATTCATTTTATCCTCACCTTCTCCAAACCAAACGATTCCCCGGCAGAATTATACGCCGAATACCTTAAATTTTCCAGCGTTACGGATGTGTCCTGACCTGCCCAGATCAAGTGATTTCCTAAATAAATCCGGTATCCGTATACTGGCCGCCGGGGATCGAATTTATTCTCATTCCAAATAAGTATAATTCCCCCGGTATCAACTTCCAACTTTGCAAGACGGTTCATTATTGCCGCTTGCCGGGTTTCAATGTCAATAATTTCTTCATCCAGCCCGTCGATTCCGAGCCAGACTGTATTTATTTCTCGTCTCAATTCCGCCTTGAAAACCACACTGTCAAGAGCGGCCTCCGTTGCGACTTGCTTCTTTTCCAATTCTGCAATACGTTTCCAAACTGCCGTATCGTCACGGCATCCGGAAAAAAGAATGATTGCAATTACCGCCAGGATAAAACTGCAAATGGCCGCCTTAAATAAATTTTGCCTTTTCATTTCGTCCCCCGTATTTTAATATACTTTGGTTTACCATAAGATTCTAACCCATCTTTAAAATCAAACAGGCCATATCCTAACAGAGTTACTAAAAACTCAATGATAAACATTATTGTTTCACCGATTTTTCTTATAAGGTTTTTCATGGTTTACCTCTTCTTACTGACTCCGATCAACCCACTCTTTAAGTATCTCCTTAACTGCATCAACACTAATATTCAATGCAGTTAGTAATTTACTCGCTCTACTGTTCGCCGTTCTGTGATATTTCATGGTATCATCAATAAGTGGACGAATAATATCAACCTTTGCCGCCGCTCCGTCTTGGCTAACCACTGGCTGCACGGCGGATTTTGCCCCTTCATCCCCAAATATTACTACGGTAAAAACAAGCTTGTTAATCCATTTTAATTCATCTTGTCTAAATTCCTCAAGACTTTCTGGGGTTGAAACACCCATAATTGCCAAAGCTTGTTTTAAATGTCTAATTGGTACGCTCATAGTATTCTATCCTTTCCCCACCGCTAAATCGGTGAGCCCAATGTTATATGTTAAGAAAATATAATTTTTAATCCGGCTTTTTGTGCTGATATGATTTTATCCTTCTCATCCAATACAAGCCTAACCAATTCAGCTGGCGGTGTTCCTAATGGCCCATGTTCTTCTAATATAGAACCGGACAACTCTAACTCATTAACAACATCTTCAAGCATGTTTTCCAGTTCTTCTTTTGTCCAGCAACTCATAATAATTACTCCTCTCCGATTTTCTAACATGTTCATCAACCTGACCGGTGAAACGTGGCAGGTTATGAAGTGGTTCTACACATTAAATAATTCATTCCCCAAGGGCCGCTTTTATTTTAACTAGTGCGTCTATTACAACTTGTACAGAAGTGGAGTTTGTAAATACTATTTCAAGTACTGTGCCGTTGTTGGTAGCAGGGTTGCCGGCAGAACCTTTTAGCTCTGACCCTATTTTTCTACACTCGTGATATTGCGTCAATACGAGGACATTATCAATACTGTCCTTATAATGGGCTTCACTGATAAGTGTTGATCCATCGCCAATCTTTAAACAAGCCCTTCCACCCATGAATTTTTTAATGCCATCCATCACCACACCGCCCCCCACTGTAGAACCACTAGATGAACCTGACGAAATCCCCGCCTCACCCTCAAGCTGTTCAATTGCTTTCTCTCCTGCTTGTATCCTATAAGCCGCCCACTCTGGTTCCATTTTTACGAGTTGAAGTATATTACATTCAATGTATTCACTGGTATAATATTTTTTATCTAAATCCATCTTTTCCAATTCCTTCCCCCGCCATTTCGCAGGTTATCTTTGAACGTTCTACACACTTAAAAATCCCCCACCAATCTTTTCGGTATGTATTCCTCACAAATCATTGCGCATTTTTCACTTATTATATCAGACGCACCACAACTTTGATTGTATTTGTCACCCCAATGTGGACAACGGCAATTCCTGCACGGCACCTTACTTTCGCGTTCATTCTTAAACCACCCACCATTTTTAAGGCCACCCTTCCCGTCCCGACTATCCCCTGTAGAACACGGTAATGAACACGGACTTTGCTCCGCCGCCAATATCCTCTCTCTCTCTTCGTCGTCTAACATTCTTTCGGTAGCCTCGTCAAATAAACTCATTTTAAATTCCCTTCCCGGCAAAGCCGGTTATTTGGGTCGTTATATTTATTCGCCAAGGTCTATACCGAAATATTCACATAATAAACGCTGAATAAGTGCATTATATTTACCCTCTTTTCTTAACCGCTTAATTATGAAAGGGTGAAGGCGAATTCCTAATGGCTGTTTTGGATGCTTCTTTTTAGGTGCTGGCATTTAATTTTCCTTAATAAAAATTGAGGGGTGTCCTCAGTACCATTTTGTGTTGGCTCGTTCGCTGGGGAATTTCCGAGTTGTTCGTCGGCTGCTATCCAGTCTTCACAGAGCTTGTCCTTCCGGTTAATTTGCTACCCATACGGGGCCAAGATTGCCTATGGCACATGGCTGCTACTCGCTACTATAACCTTTCAACAAGTTGCGCGTCCAAATTTCCCAATGATCTCAATTACGTTTTCCCCTCAATTTTTCGTTATTTTAATATACATATATCATTTGTTAATGTCAAGACATTTATTGATTAACTTAGGGATTAGGGGCGAAAAAGATAACCAAATATTGTACACGGACGGCCCTTCCGCCCACGTCCCAGCCTTCCGCCGGTGAATATAACTGTTATTCGGAATCAAGATTTTCCCACCCAAGTTATTTTTACACCACACTTTGGGCAATAGTCGTCACTCTCAAGTACGACTTGTCGATTACATGCCTTGCAACCATACACCGGTTCAGGTCTAAACATATTCGGGTGCGCTAAAGCAAATGCCGTCTTTATATCAATAACCACCCCATCTTGATTACCGCCCAACTCACCTTGCCCCGCCTCCCTCAACTCTTTGATAACATCCCTCGATGAACACAATAAATCATCTAAAAGTAAATTATTCCCAAGATTTGTTTTGTCTAAATACTCTTGAAGTGCATCAACTATATCCATATCATTAAATCCTTTCAATTATGCCCGACCACCGCAAGGCAGGTTATCTTTGAACGTTATCATTACACCCCTAGGTTTTATTAAAAAACAAGTTTTATTTTCACTTTAAAAATCTTTATTAAACAACATCATTTCCTTCCTAAAATGTAATAGTATTTCGCCGATTTCACCATCTCTATATTTCGCCGTTTCAATTATTACCTCACTGACATTTTCGATGTGAAGTCGACGAATAAATATAACCCTGTCGGCATCCTGCTCAATTGCTCCTGAACCTCGTAAATGTTCAAGCCCCGGTTTAACCTTTCCATCCCGGCTTAATTGTGATAAAATCAATAAGGGTACACCGGTTCTTTTTGCAAATCTCATCAAAGACCTGGAAATATTTTCAATCTCTATATTCTTACTTTCGCTTTTACCTCCACGTATCAGCTGAAGATAATCAATGATTAATAATTTTATATTGTGTTCTTTTATCCATCTATGACCAGTAGCCAATACTTCATAAATCTTATCAGATGCAAAATCAAGATAT